CTGCACGAGAAATTGGCATTTACTTAGATTAAGCCCAAGGAGTGATGGTGATTGCTGAACCTGCTGCAACACTTGATGTACCTGCTGCAACTGACTGAGCCTTGATTGTTCCAGAAACAGCGATTGCTGCGCCTGAAAGACCTGTCAATGAGAGTGCAGAAGTTGGAGTTGTTCCAACAACAAGTGTGTTAGCGGTTGTTGAGCCATCAACAATCCATGTTCCGTTAGCAGTTGCATCTACGCTTGAGATTGTAACCAACTGGCCTGCTGAGAAGCCGTGTGCAGTTGATGTCAATGAGAGTAGGTTTGAACCACTTGTACGTGAGGCTGCTGTTACTGTCTTTGAAGAGTTGGTTGCAGAACCAGCAACTGTAACAACGAGTTCAAGGTCTTGCAAAGTATCCTGTGCTGTAGCGGTGACTACACCGATAACGCTAGGAACTGTGACATACGCAGTTGGAGGGTTTCCACCATCTGTGTTGCCTTGAGTGTTAGGTGTGTAGAGAGGGTAGCCATTCCAGCCAGCCTCTGCAATGTTGTGTGAATCAAGAGCGTAGTTCAAGGTTGAACCGCCATTGGTTGTACGCACATCATTAGGTTGAAGTGGGAAGTTACCCCACACGAAATCTACTACGACGTTACCGCCATCATCGAGAAGATGACCGTCATTATTTGTAGCCATTTATATCCTTTCACAATCATGATTGTCGAGTTCAGTCTCTAGAAGTATTTCTTCGCAGTCGCGACATCTGAAGAAACGTACATTATCTAATCCAACGTGTAAGGAGTCCGAATGGTTTTCCTCGTATTCCATCTGAGGTTGGGCTAGAACTTCGGGTGGAAACGGTCCTCTAGGGCTGTGCGCTACCGATGGTACAGCATGACCCTGCTTGGCGAACTTGCGAATTAGGGGCATTTTATTTATCTGTTTTTTTAGCAGATTTCTTTTGAGCAGGTGCTTCTACTAGTGCATCAACTGTCTCTTCAACGATAGGTGCTTGCTCTGGAGAATCCTCAATAACAGGCTCAACAATTACTGGAGCCAATTTCTCAACAATAACTTTACGTTCTTTTTCCCAAGTATCTGTTGTACGAAGAAGACCAGCCTTCTTACGTGGTTCTAGAAAGCGTGGTAAATGTTCTCCGCAATAAGGGATATTTACTTTTGGAGTAATATCGTAGATAAAGACAGCAGGGTTATTGCAGTTAGCACACTTCATTTTTTGCCCTTCTGAGCATCGTATCGTTTCAAAAGAGAAGCGCCTTTTTTCTTTGCATCGGCTTTAGATGAAGCGCCCCATGCTTGAAGAGACAATAGCAAACGTGTTGGTTCACCATTTGGTTTACGTTCTGGTCCTGGACTATTACCCATACGAGTAAGGAATGAACCTTTTCTACGCATTTCGGTAGGACCTTTAGGAGTTGCCTTAACAGGGGCTTTTAAATTATGCCCTTCTTTTTTAGCCGAAGCACGACCCTTAGCGTTCAATCCGCCTTTTGGGTTCTGTCCTTCTTTTCTTTGCCATGCTGCTGTCATTTTATGCTCCAATTATTTTTTGAGAGAAACGATTCTTCCTGTTTTCTTATCGCGAGTAACTGATGGACCAGATGGCTTAGCAGGTGCACTTGGTTCTGCAACTGGCTCAGCCTTTGGTGTACGTGGCTTTAAAGCCTTTTTTGTAAACGATGTTGACATATCACCTGACTGGAATGTAACACCTGTTCCAGGTTGTGCATGTTTAGTCGCGTGTGTTAAAAATTCTTGTCTACGACCATGCTCTGCTTCAGCCATTCCTGAATCATGCTGTTGTTGCATTCCCATAAGTTCTTTGTTATGTCCATGTTGAGCATTTGTTGCTTCCATAGTATTTGTATGGTGTTGGTTCAACAAAGCCATTGACATGTGGTAGTTCAACAACTGGTGTTGCAATCCGCCTACGCTAGACAAGCGCTTGTTAATCCCAGACTGCATGGCGCCAAAAATGTTGGCATTATTGTTGTTTAAGTTAGGAAGGTCAACCATGGATAAATGGTCTCTTATTGAGGGCTTTTCTTGGTGCTAAACAAAAGAAAAAACCCCCACCTTTTTAGATGGGGGCTAATTCTTGAAAAATTTACTTCTTTGTAGAGTTCCCTGTTGCTACTACGGCATGCTCATAAGCAGACTTTAGGACAGGTCCTAGGACACCAATAACTGCAGCCCATGCTACAGACTTTAAGTGATGGTTACCTGTTTGCCAGATACCAACTGCTGCTACTGCAACTGAGATGATGTAGTGCTCAACGAGAGCCTTTGTTTTTGCTGACATTATTTTTACTCCTCTAAGTTATTTACATATGGTGTTTGTATATGCGAATCTGCCGAAACGTTTGGTTTTGACGAATTTGCACTTGGTGATGCTACACCCGCTAAAGCGGCTGTCGCAACCGCAATCAGCGTACCAGGGTCTGTAGAAAAATGCGAAGCCTTCCAAGTGGCTAACCCAGCCGTAGTTGCCAACCCGCTTGACACTGGGTTAGAGAGATTTATCTTTAACACGGATATGCTCCACAATCTCGTTTATATGGCGCCTAAGTTCCTCAATATGATTATGAGTCTCTTGGTCCAATTTAAGGTCTTTACTAATGATACGCCTGTCTTCGTCCCCTGAACGGTTAGTCGCATTTAACAGAAGCCCTGACAATAAGATACTTTCTAAGGAAACTGTCAGGGTTAGTAAATTAAATGGATAAGGGTCAAAAATAGCAAAGGTCATCCAAAATCCCCAAAAGATTATGTGAAAGATAATGAACCAAGGAGAACCAAATGCAATGGAACACCAATCAGATATTTTTTGAAAATACTTCATGATGTAGCCTTTGCAACCATTGAAGCGTAAGTATCAGAATCTAAAGTTTTTTTGCCTTTAAGTCCAGGATATTTTGCTTGGTACAAAGGTACTAATGCTACATCTTCTGCTGTCATTGTTCCCTTTGCTAAAGCAGCGGGCATTAAACCTGCCTTGACTAATGCTTCTTCAACAATAAGAACTGCTTTACTTTTGGTTCCTACTTTAAATCCTGCTGTTCCTGGAAATGGTGGTGCTACAACAACTGTTGGTGGTTTAAATGTAGAAGCAGGAGTGTTGTTATGAATAACTGCAGCACCTCCACCACCTAATGCTGCTGCTCCTGCAACACCTGCTGCTAATCCTCTATTTTGACTTAACGAAGAAGAAGGCTTAACTGCACCTGGATATGCTGGACGAACAATTGCCATAACATTTAAGTAAGGGCGATGACGAAGATAAACTCCGTTTCCGTCTGCTTGTGAACCAGAAGTGGAATGGTCAGGACTAGTGTTTCCTTCAATAGTTGTAAGGCCATCTGAAGAAGCACCTACAACAATACCTACATGGTCTGGCTGTGCTGCGTTAGTCCAACTAAAAAAGACAATATCGCCAGGTTGTGCGGAATACTTACCTACAACTTGCTTTTTCTTTTGAAACCAAAGCAAACCTGTTGGACAATAAGAAAAGCCTTTTTCTGTTTGAGCCGCAACAATTGAACTTAAACCTGCTTGTTCAAAACACCAAGATACAAACATTGCACAGTAGGACTCATGGTCCATGCCATACCATTGCCCATATTTACTTTCGTTGTTTGGTCCTTCAATATACCCAATTTCTTGGCGTGCTATATTGACAACGTCTATTCCACTACTCACTGATAAATCAACCTTTCAGCCAAATCTCCTGGTGTAACAATGTTTGCTGGTTTATTGCACAAATTAATGCTTGCTGCGTCATACGCAAGTGCAACCAACTCGGAACAAATAACACCGTAACGTTCAGCCATTTTCTCTAAAACTTTTGTATTTGCTAGTGCTTTTAATCCAAGAATTCTTAAAATTAAATTTGCAATATCTAGAAAACCATAAGGACGGTCTACTAAACGCTTTGCTTCTGTAACAATTTTATCTCTTTGTTCGTCAGTTAACTCTTCATGCTGGTTCCAACCAATAACTGGATATTGAGTAACTTTTCCAATAGCAACGCCTGTTGGATTGGCTTGGACAATAAGTCCATCACCAATATAGATAAAAGCATGATTCCATCGTGACATAGTCCCAAAACGAATCAACTTACCAAAGACTCCGCTAGTTTTAACTACTCCGTAATCTCCTAGACGTGGTTCATACATTTTTCTGTACCTCCGCTGCTGGTAGTGTCCCTCTTTTACGAAAACGCAATGACTCCCACAATGGGGCTGGTATTGAATGAATACCAAAATGTGTTCTGTGATGTGCAGTACATAGCACTTCTAAGTTTCCTGGGCTTTCAATCCATCTTTGAAAATCTTCATCATTGTCAAAATGAAGACCAAAATACTTTGCAACCCTTTCAGGGTCAACATTGTTAATTTGAGAAAATTCAACGTGGGTATGGTGTAACTCTGGTTGACCTGAACATAGGTCATCATTAATCACACATTGCCAAAGACCTTGGCGTTTAATTCGAGCCTTTGCTTGGTTAAACAAATGGTAATAAGAGTCTAACTCTCTTGGAGAGTGTTCAGGAACATTTGTTATAAGGTGAATAGCAAGGTTCTCAGAATGAGCCTCTGTCATTATTCTCCTTCGTCTAAGTGTTGCTCGAATCGTCCTTCTAGGCGTGCTTGAGCAACTTTTACTTCTGTAACGTCTTCTCGAATTTCATCTTGACGACGGTCTAATTTCTTAAGTAAAGGAATAATTTCTAAAACAATTTTGTCATTTAATGACGTACCGTGATTTGGCTTTAACTCATTTAGATAATGCTTAACAATCCAACGCAAGGAAATACCAATACCTCCAACGATTCCTATAGCAGCGGAAATTGCTTGAAGCCAATTAGAGACATTCATTTGATAATCCTCACTAGAAAGATATTGAGCGACATACCGTGAGTTTTTTCCGTATTAAGAACTGTAACGATGCAAGTAATTGTATTTTACTCTTATAACAGTAAAATGTACTAGTAAATTAAATTGGTCGCCAATTTTTGTTAATAATTTGATTTGCAGCATTGTTAGTTGAGTTTGTAGACTCGCCCTCTACACCACGACCACGACTACCCCAACTAAATACACTTGGAGTTGCTTTTGATTTAAATCCAAGGTTTGTGTGAAAGTCAAATTCTTGTCTAATACCACGGCGTTGATTAACCATTAATGGTTGTCTAATAAGTTTCTTACCCATTACATACCAATCGCAGTAGTCATTGTTCCACCTTGGCTCATGCCATTAGTCATTGGAACAGTCTTACCTTTTCTTGTAACTTTCTTTGGTTTGTTATGTTCTACAGAACGTGCAGTAGTAGAACTACGTGGGTCAATACCTGAACCCATAGCACCTAGTTCATAAGGCATTAAAGCCTGTTGGTAACGTGCTCCTGAATAACCAGACTCTTTTTTGCGCCCATACCGTGCACGGATACGTGCTTCAAAACGTTCTGTGTCTTTCATTTGTTTGTTATTTAAATTACTCATCCTGAAACACCTGCTCCACCATTAGAACTACCAGCAGTAGATGCTGCTGCTTCTGACTCTCCACTACCACCAGAAACTTCTCCTGCTTCTTGTGTAGCATTTTCGGCAGACTCTCCAGCACCTGTATAACCTTCAGTTGCTTCATTGTCCCCAACTTGTGCAGCACCCATTCCCATTGTTACATATGGGTAGTTACCAAATGCATAGTTGTTATTAATTAAACCTAATCCCATCTCTCTACGACGACGGTGTTCTTCTGCAACTGCTGCTTGGAATTGTTCTCTTGAAAGACTATTCACCTGTTTGCCTCTGTCTCGGTTGTTTGAAATCGCTTCTTTGTTCGTTAGGGCCCATTTGATATCTTCCGTAAGTTCCATTAGGTCCACCCATCATTCCTTGACCAATCTGATAAGACTGCTCAGGAGTGAACATGCTATTGGGATGTGACTTTGTGGCGTAGTACGCCGTAGTAGTCATATCAATCTGGTGTTCGTTATTAGGCACCGATTAATCCTTCTGGGTCAAATATTGATACTGCTTGTAAAGCCAACTTGTAGCCAACTTCTTTTGCGTGGTGTCCACAGAAAAATAACTCCCCTGTGATAAACGTTGCTCGAACTAATGCTCTAGCAGAGCACTTATCGCATCTATCTTCCGCTTTTAATTCTTGGGTTTCAACGACTGTGCTCATGGATTAATTTTGCCCCTTTTTTCGGTAAATGTATGTGCATAATATGTGTCATAGATACTCGCTGGAAAGACTACTACTGTTCCGTGTGTGGGACAGGATTTGTCGTTGCGTCCATGGCAAGGTATTGTGAGCAGAAGCATAGGGGCTCCTATACCGAGAGAAAGACAGACCATGAAGACATGCAACAGATGCAAGATAGAAAAACCTCTAACTGAGTTTAATAAGAAGAGGGAATCTGGCGTTCAGCCATATTGCAAACCTTGTCAAGGTGAGTATCAACGAGAGTTTTATGAAGATACTCGTTTAGATACACAGGCCAATATCTATAAAAATCGCAAAATAAGAAAGAAATCTATTCATCAGTTTTTAGGGGACTTTTACTCCTCCAATCCTTGTGTAGATTGTGGGGAAGATGATATTCTGGTCCTAGAGTTTGACCATGTGATAGGCAAGGAGTTTGGCTTAAATGAAGCCATACGAGATGCAGTATCTATAGAAAGAATAAAAGAAGAATTAACAAAGGGCGAAGTAAGATGTTGCAATTGCCACAGGCGGTTAACCTCTCATCAGCAAAATAGTTGGCGTGTTAAATACGTAAACGGAGAATTAGAAGATATGGAGTATGAAAATGGAAATAGTTAAACTAACCGAAACACAAATGATTAGAGCCTATACAGCAGGTATTAAACGCCAATGGCGCCATCGTGACCCAATTACAGGGGAGCGCTTCTCTACTCATCGCTTTACAGCCTATGACACCGCATTTGATGGTGACATTAAGGGTTGCTTAGTTGAGTGTGCAGTTGCCACTTACTATGGAACTCAATGGAACAGTGAAGATTGGGACCTTGCAGAACATAGCGAACATAAGGGGTTACCAGATGTTGAGCCATACTTTGAGGTAAGACGTGCCAGAACAACAAAAGGGCAGTTAACTATTCGTAATACAGATGCCATTAACAAAGTGGCAGTACTTGGATGCGTAGATGAGAAGAACGAAAACATTGTCTATCTGCTAGGTGCTATCAAGATACGTGATGCACGTGAAGGAGTCTTTGAACAAGACGACAATGGGAACGTGTATGTTCCACAATCACTGCTACATACCGTCGCAGAGTTTGCGCCAGTCCATGCCTAAATACGAATACTCATGTATAACGTGTGATATTACTATTGAACACGAACGTAGCATCCACGATGAAGAGCCTAGATACCCTTGCCCATCATGCGGTTACTCATTAACCCGTGTGTACACACCTTTTGGTTTACAGTTTAAGGGAAATGGCTTTTATAAAACAGGCAATTAGTCTGCTTGAATGCCCATAGATTCTAAGTAAATGTCTTTTTCAGACATGAGGAAATCTCTAATCTGTATAGTGCGAGCCGTAATCTGCTCTTCTGTCTGTGTAATAATGTCTTTTTCCAATTCTTCTTTATGCGCTTCGTATTGTTCAATGGCGTAATCTAACACCGATTGTGCAGTTGCCGCTTTTAATTGTGCATCTTCCCAACGTGCTTTAGCGCGTTCTTCTTTTGTCTGCAATATAAAGGCATTTGCCTCCATCTGCTTTTGTTCAATCTTTTCTTTTGCCTTACTCATTTTTTTAATTGCTCCACAACTTGATATGGTCCTGATGTATACACGGTTAGTTTAGCAGCGATATCAACTGCTTCAACTGGGGTGGCCCCTGCATGAAGAGCGCCCAAAGCATATGATGCACCTGAACCTACGCCATAGAAACCATCTTCTGAACGACAGACAGATAAGTCATCTGCTATGTCGAATAATTCGCCATTAATAGAAATAATGAAATGAAAACGCTGTTCATCAGCCTTTCCATCGCCCTTACCTTCTGCAAAGTCATAGCCGTTATCCACAAGGCATTTGCGAAAGGATGGCATCGCTTTAGTAATTACATAGTGATAAATGTCTTTTTTATCTTTAACAGTCAACGCTGGTGGATTCCACAGGTGTTGAATGACGTCGCATGGTTGAACCTCGCCACTTCCTGCAACAAGAATAGGACCACGTTCTGCAATCTTCTTCATGTCAGGATGGTTAAAACGACGACCCGTGTCATCAGTTACTTGATTATCGGCAACAATTACCGATTTGTTCTTGTACTGAACTCCAACGATGGTAGTCATGAGGCTTCTCCTTCTCTATGGTCGAGATAAGGGTACCAGATGGGCTTGGAGGGCTTTGTAGCAACTTTTGCCTTGTAGGAGACGTGCTGGGCGCCTGAA